TGTTCCGCATCCCGGAGCAGTACCCGGCGGGTGGTGAGTTGCGCATCACCAACATACTCGGTCAAGAGTCCATCTTTGCGGCCAAGTAAAACTTCATGTCCCCGAGGTTGGCGATGGAGTACCGGAAGACGATGACCCCGTCATTCTCGGTGTCTTGCATGAGCTGCACGCTCGAACACATGCCGGTCGCTTTTGTGAATAGGTTGATATACTTGAGACTGAATGTGTTGCCGACGCACGCGACGTGCTCCGGGTACTCTATCTCGGTCGTCTGGTCGGCAAAGTCGCCGCGGCACGACAGCTCGAGGACGGTGCCCTCGCGCTTGATGCAAATGTCGCTCGCGAGGTTGCCCATGTCGCGCGCGATGCGCTGAAAGTCCATCGAGGGGAGCGTCGTGATGACATCCATGTGTACGTCGGGCACCTCGAGGATGTCCTCGTTAATGTCCAGGAGCTTCAGCTTGTAGCTGGTGGACGACTTTTTGACTGGGTTTTCGATGATGAACTCGAGGATGTCGTGGTTCTCAATCTTCATGAACAGGGTGTCGTTATTGCCGACCGACTTGAGCAGCTTGTGCGTGTTGGCCATGTTGAGCCCGGCGGCAATCTCGCCCGGGCACGAGTACTCTTCAAAGTTTTCGGCCGCGAGGAAGACGTGCACGAGCGTGACCCGCGCGATGTCGAGCGTCAGAATCTTGATGCCCGCCGGGCTAAAGTAGACATTCACATCGTTGATAATGTCTTTAAGCACCTCGAAAATCGAGCGGATCGCGCTCGCCTGGATGGTCCTCAGATGCATCCCTCTTTAGAGCTTTAACGCGCATCTCTCTATTTGCTGTACGACTGGTATGCATCAGTCACGCTCCGGCCAATCTTCTCCTCGAGCTCGGGCGTGAGCGTCGGCTGAAGCACCTCCCCGTAGCGGTCGAGGCAAAAGTACGACCCGGACTCTTCGGTGCCGTCAAAGTTTGAGGTGGACGGGCCACCGCCCTCCCAGTTGTCAAAGTCGCACGGGATCATGCTCTGCAGCCACGTCTTCACCTCGGCGCCCACGAGGAGCTGACCGTCGTTGGTGACGAGCGTCGGGACGCGCGTGATTTTCTTGGAAGGTATGCCGTGCGTCGTGACGTTGTGGAAGCGCACGATCTGGATGAGCGCTGGCTGCGACCGAATCAAGCCTATGACGTCAAGGCTGAACTTGCACTTGTCCGAGAACACAAGGAGTGCCATTCGTACTACCGAGGGTCTTTTTGTTGATTTTTTTTAGACGCACCCAGTAAGTATGAAGGATGTGGCGATAGTCGTGCTCGCCGGCGTGGCGGCATTTCTGTTGTGGAATCAATCGAGCGTCGGATCGTACGACCAAGACACGACTCAGCACGTATCGCCTGACGTGATTCAAGTCATCATCGAGGCGGTCCAAAAGGATGACCCGGACCTGGAGCCACTCGAGACCATATTCATCACGCCCACCACGGACAACACCGGCATGACCATCTACACCGCGCGCTTCATGTTCTTCAACACGCGCGGCTTCTTCGGCATCCAATACGACGTGGTTGCGCGCGAGAGCTCGGACCGCTCGCTCCACATCATGTCCAAGAGCGGCTCGGTCGGGGTGGACCGCGAGGGGCCGTTCCAGACGTATCGCCCGGACAAGTACCTCGCGTTCAAGGATGTCGATGACAGCCTCGACGCACAGATGAAGAGTCTCTTGAACGCGTCGAAGCGTGCAAACTAACTCCGCGGGCGCATGTAATGATCTCCGCGCGAGAAGTCATCGAAAAGGAAAAGGCGCGCGCCAACGTGCGCAAGGAGACGTACCGCGCGCTTCTCGAGCAGTTTTGCCGAAAGATTCGCACGGCATCTGACCTCGGGAACAAGGGTGCGAGCCTCACCGTGCCCCCCTTTGTGATTGGCTTCCCGGCGTATGACATGGCCGTCACGGTCACATACATGACGCGCCAGCTCGAGCGGCTCGGCTACCGCGTCGAGCGCGTCGGCCTCGCGGACCTGCGCGTGTCTTGGGGGCGCGCGCCTCCAGGGCTGCCCGACCAAGAGCCGCCTGACGCGGGCGACACCTGGATGCCGACCCTCGTCGGGCTCCAAAAGACGGCGAACCGGTTGCGTCGCAAGCCTTGAATGAATTTCGGGGCGCCATGTAATGAACAACAGCGGCACCGATCTGCTCGTCGACGCGGAGCGCCGGTTCACGAGCAAGCTGTGCAAAGCGATGCTCCCAGTCATGCTCGAGGCTTTCTGGGAGATGTACCAAGAGGCGAAGAAAAAGTCGCGCACCGCAACCATGTGCATCTTCCAGCAGCTGCTCAAGCGCGTCAAGGGGGGCATCGAAGGGTGGGGCGAGGTGATGGTCAAGCAGCACGTCGACGCGATCCTCAAGGAGCAGCCCATGTTCCCGAAGCTCCTCGCCGCCGTGTTCATCATCCACGTCAAGATTCTGTCGTCGATCCGCACCAACAACCAGTCCAAGAAGATTTCCATCTCCCTGCCGGGCAACAACCTGTTTGTCCATTCGTGCTACATCAAGGCGGCCAACCTCATCTACGTGAGCAACCAGCAGGGCGAGTCCATGTTCGTCGACAGCATCACGGACGCGGTGCGCCACGAGCGGCTCTCGTGCCTGCTGTGCAACGCGATTCGCGAGACGGTCGAGGACCTCGTGCCCATCGACGAGATCATGACGACGTACCTGCCGACCGGCGACGGCGTGGAGCTCGGCGACGGCGACGGCGAAAGCGACTGTGAGGAGGAGGCGCAAGAGGAGCCGTCGGTCGAAGGGGAGCAGGCCGAAGAAACAGAGTACCACCCGGCCGAGACGCCCGGGGGCCACATCGAAAAGCCAGTCGAGGTGAGCGGCACAAAGAGCATCCCGGTGGTGGGCTGCTCACCCGACCAAAGCCAGGACTTGTTCCCGGATGCTGCGGACTCTGCGACCGACAAAAATCCAGACACAGAGTAAATGGACCACTGGTGTCGTGACCCCATGACCGCCGCGGCCATCGGCGCGGGCGTCACCATCGCGTACGTGCACGTGAAGAACGGCGTGAACGGCGGTGGCAAGAAGATGCCCAACTCGGCGTACTTCAAGCCCGCGCTCCTCGTGGCCATCCTCGTCTACCTCATCGTAAACCACGGCCACGCGCACACTGAGAGTCTCTCGAAGGAACCCTTCTAAAGAGAAGTGACCATGACTGTGAAATGTCGACCGTCTCTGCGTTCAACGACATGATGGAGCAGTTTCTGAGCGAGCTCGCGCTGACGTTTCCGGAGGAGGCGGCGATGAAAAAGTACCAGGCCAAGTTTGAGCTCGCGCGGGTAGCGAGCCCGCGTCTGACGCTCGACGTGTTCATGAAGGGCATCGCACCCTTCACCGCCATGATCATGTCCAAGGATGAGCAGTTTTTCAAGAACCACCTCGCCGAGATTCCCATCCTCGAGGAGATGAACATGCACGAGTGCTGGAACGACGACGTGTCCTCCGCGACCAAGGATGCCATCTGGCAGTACATCCAGACCCTCTACATCCTGGGCACGACGATCAGCATGTTCCCCCCCGAGACGCTCTCCATGATCGAGACGGCCGCCGCCAAGTGCGCCGAGGACATGAACGCGGGCCCCGGGAACAACAGGCTCGACGAGGCGGCGCTCACAGGCCTCATCTCCCAGATGATGGGTGGAATGTCCCTAAAATAATACCAGTCACAAGTAATCGATGGAGCTGTTCCGCTCCGACCGGCTCCTCTTCTTTTGGCCGACAGCGCAGCAGTCGGCGCGCGAGCGCGTGTACTCGACGACGCGGTTCATACTGTACGCGTGCGTCATCCTGTACCTCATCACGCGCGACCGCCGCGTGCTCGTGCTCGGCGCGCTCGTGCTGTCCATCCTGTACTACCTGTGGACGAGCGGCCGCATTCCCGAGCCTGCCCGCGGGGCGTGGGACGCGCCGACGACCCGCCCGACGCGCGACAACCCCATGGCCAACGTGCTCCTGAGCGACTACGAGACCAACCCCGAGCGGCCGAGCGCGGCGTGGTACCCGACCGTGCGCGACGAGGTGGATGCGCAGTGGCAGTTCATCCACCCGTTTGAGAAGCGCCGCGACGCCCAGCGCAACTTTTACACCGTCGCCTCGACCACCATCCCGAACGACCAAGCCGGGTTTGCACAGGCTGCGTACGGGCGGCCGTTTGCGCCCATGTGCAAGGACCAAGGCGGCATGGCGTGCAACCCTGACGCCCCCAATTTCCACTTTCCCGAAGTCACGCAGATGCGTGGCGGCAACGGGCGCTGAATAATAAAAACGGAAGCTACCAGTAATGGACTACAGCCCGGCTCCGGGCAAATGCATCGAGTGCATGGCTGACGTGAGCGACTCGCTTCGCCCGCAGACCACCCGGTGCTGGAACAAGGATTGGACGGAGCGCTCGTACGGCTTCCCGATCAACCCCGAGATGATGCGCGTGCACGACGTGGACTGGCGCCCGGTTGATTCGTACTCGCTCGATCAGAACACTCGTTTTGAGCAACGTTATTTTGTAAAGTAAAAGTAGAGTGATGGACCCCCTGGCCCTCGCTGCAGTTGTCGGTCTCGTGTTTGCAGGAAAGCGTCTCAGCGACGACCCGAAAACCACGGCACCCCGCCCCCCGCCCCCCGTCCACATCATGGAGCGCACGACACGCTTCGCTCACGATAACGAACAGCAGATGCAGCAGGTTGGTCGCACGTCGTGCGGCCGTGATTTCCAAGGGTTTGACATCCAACCGAAGCACGAGGTGGCATCCTTCGGCGACATTAACCGGGACACGAACAAGCGGCCGTATGGCCAACCCGTCTATGACCTGTATAACCGCCAGTATGTCACGAACAAGATGAACAACCTCGCCCCGGTTGAGCGGCGGCAGGTGGGGCCCGGCATCGGCATCGGCGCGGAGGTTCCAGCCGCAGGCGGCTTCCAACAGTACTTCCGCGTGCTGCCGAACAACATCAATGAGGAGCGCCTGACCACGCTCGAGGGGCGCAACGGCCCCATGGACAGCTTCGTGAAGAACGGCGCACCGCAGATGGGTGAGGTGACTCACCAGGCGAAAGCCTCCAAGGCGTGGTTCCGCGAGCCGGGCAAGCTAGACGCGCAGGGCCAGGGCGGCGCGGTCGTCGGCCCCCACATCCGCCCGGATCACATCAAGACCAAGCGGTGCACGAACCGCCAACAGACGGGCATGCGCGAGGACACGCTCGAGTTGGGCCCCGCTCAATACGGTGTCTACCAGCCGTACTTTACGACCGGCGGCGGCGGCGTTGACAAGGCGCTCACGCGCTGCTCGGACAACCGCACGAACGAGGACCGCGCAGGCAACGGCCAACGCATGAATGTGCGGGCGGACCCGATCGGCGCAGTCGGCGCGATGACAAACCTGCGCGCCGAGACGATTGCGTTCCCCGTACAGGCTGGCGACGCGAGCCGGCAGCAAAATTACATCCAGAGCGACTACCACCGCTTCAACGAGCACAAGGGTCACACAAACCCCCACATGAAGTCGATGGACATTGCCATCCGGCAGCTCGAGCGCAACGAAATCGCGCTCCCCCCGCTGTCTGTGGCGTGAAAAAAAACCTGGCCGAAGAGTAAATGAGCGGCGGAATCGTCCAGCTCGTGGCGACGGGCGACCAAGACAAGTGGCTGACGGGCAAGCCGGAGGTGTCGTTCTACCGCTCCAACTTTCGCCGCTTCACGCACTACGCGAGCTCGATCGAGCGCCAGGTGATTCAGGGCAACCCGCGCGCGGGCGGCATCTCGACCATCCGGTTCGAGAAGAAGGGTGACCTGATGACGTACGCCTTCTTCACCGCGATCGACACCCGTGGCGCCATGGTGCACCATTTGGATTGGTCCAAGGTGATTGACAAGCTCGAGCTCATGATTGGCGGCCAGGTGATTGACACGCACGATTTCAGGTACATGACTGCGATTGAGCCGGTCGTGGGCGCCCAAACCTTCAACCAGCGCCTACTGGAGGGGAGCGTCGACAACCCCAAGAATGGCGAAAACTCCTTCTTCCCGCTCAAGTTCTTCTTCAACAAGGATTGGTCCTCGGCGCTGCCGCTCATCGCGCTGCAATACCACGACGTCGAGCTCCGCGTGACGTGGGCCGCGGGCCTGAGCGGTGACTCCAACGGTGACACCTCTCTCGGTGTCAATGTCGCGAAGTACCAGGACCTGCAGT